ATGAAAATACCAAAGTTTGAGGCGGTGGCCTTGCCACATCTCAAGGCTTGCCACTCTTCAGTATTTTGTTCAACATTATGCCACTTCATTGCATTCTGCCTTTATCTTTTCCTGATTTTCTGCGCTTATTTCAACTCGTTTTAATACAGCATCTAGATTTCCATCGCGCTTAAATGCTGCTTTTGCATTTTCCCATAGCTTTATATTGTCAGGTGTTAATGATTTCTTTTCCGGTTTATTTGGACTAATTCTTAATCCTTCAACTGTTTCGCGCCCGAATCTAACATTTGAATCAACATATACTGTAATTTGAATATTAGACCAATCATCTATAAAAGGCGATCCAGTTAAAACGCGCATAATTTGCGAGTTATGAACATTCAAAATCATCGGTTTCAATGTTTCGCCTGGTCTTATTTCTTTTTCAACAAAATATGCAGTATTGAATTGATCTTTTGTTTTCTTTGTTTTGTCATCTTCAAGCAGCACAGACTTAACTGTTAATGTTACCGGCTCGACAATATCTGCACTGCTAAGATATGGTGAATTGAACGCTTTTCTGTAATGCGTTTTATTTTCTTCCGTCATTTATATCTCCAATTAATCAATCAATGATTGACATGGTAACTATAAAAAAGTATGATGTCAACTATTAATTTTACAAATGAGGAAAAATAATGTTGACATTAAAAGAAATTATAGATAGATTGCAAGATAGAAAACTTTATGTTTTGGAAAAAGAGATCGGCATTTCATACAATACTCTTTACACAATAAGCCGAGGCAAAGCGAATCCGACGCATGAAACAATGAAAAAAATAAGTGACTATTTGGAGAAAAAATGACGCAATATTTGGAGTTTATCAGAAGCAAATCTCACAATTATAGTGATTTGGGATTCAGACCAATCATTCACCATGATTTTTTATTTGATTTTCAGAAGTACATTGTAGAAAAAGCATTATTAAAAGGCAGGTTTGCTAAATTTGCCGATACCGGTCTAGGTAAAACAGCAATGTTTTTGTCATGGTCAGAAAATGTATGCGCTAAAACAAACGGCAATGTATTGGTATGCACTCCACTGGCAGTAGCAGCGCAAACCATAAGAGAGGCTGAAAAATTCGGTATAGAAGCACACAGAAGCAAAGACGGACAGGTGCATAAAGGAATCAATGTAATTAATTACCAACAGCTTCATAAATATAATCCTTCTGACTTTGTTGGCATGGTATGCGATGAATCAAGCATATTAAAAAACTTTGATGGAGCTTTCAGAAAAATAATAACAGATTTTATGCGTAAGATGAGTTATAGATTATTGGTTACAGCTACACCTTCGCCAAATGATTTTATAGAGCTTGGTTCAAGCTCTGAGGCATTGGGATATTTGGGTAACATGGATATGCTAAACCGATTTTTTAAAAACGATCATAATAACTCAGCAACAAAACAAGCATATAGATTAAATCAAAGACATAACGGGTCTATGTGGAGATTTAAGGGCCATGCAGAAATGGAGTTTTGGAAGTGGGTATGCTCATGGTCTATCGCAGTCAGAAAGCCATCTGATCTCGGATTCGATGATTCAATGTTTATACTGCCAGAATTAACAGAATCAGAATATATTGTTCATACTGATAAAATACCAGATGGGCGGTTATTTGCCTTGCCTGCTGTTGGATTAAAAGAACAGCGAGAAGAAAAAAGAAGGACGATAGAAGAAAGATGTGAAAAGGTTTCTGAGTTGGTAAACAATACAGGCCAGCCTGCTTTAATATGGTGCGATTTGAATGACGAGGGTAATTTGCTGGAAAAACTTATACCTGATGCGATACAAGTTAGTGGATCAGATTCTGACGAATCGAAAGAAGAAAAACTTTTATCTTTCCAGGATAATAAAGACAGGATATTGATAACCAAACCAAAAATAGCATCATTCGGGCTTAACTTTCAGCACTGCAACCATGTAACTTTTTTCCCCACTCATTCGTACGAACAATATTATCAAGGTGTTAGAAGATGCTGGAGGTTCGGACAGAAAAGGCCGGTTCATGTGGATATTGTATCAACAGAAGGAGATTCAGGAATTCTAAAAAATTTACAAAGAAAATCAATTCAGGCTGAAAAGATGTTTTCTAATCTTGTATTGTGCATGAATGAAGCAAATCATATAAGTTTAAAAACTATTAATCAATCAAAAGTGGAGATACCAAAATGGATAAAGTAATAACCGACAACTACGCAATTTACAATGATGACTGCATTAACGTTATGCAGCAAATGCCAGATGAGTCTATTGATTTAAGCATCTACTCTCCTCCATTTGGGGGGCTTTACAATTACTCAAGCGATGAAAGGGATTTATCAAACAATTTTACTTATGATGGATTCTTTGAACATTATGATTTTGTGGTCAAAGAAATACAGCGACTTACAAAGCAAGGCCGAATGACTGCCGTTCATTGCATGGATATACCGAGCGGTAATAGTGGATGTGATCATTTAATTGATTTTCCAGGGGACATAATAAGACTACATGAAAAACACGGGTTTCATTTTTGTGCTAGGTTTGCAATATGGAAAGAGCCATTGGCTGTTAGAAATAGAACAATGATGAAAAACTTGGCGCATAAAACCATAGTCGATGACTCAACATTAAGCGCAAATGCTGGCGGAGATTATTTGCTGATTTTTAGAAATAAAGGTAAAAACAAAGTGCCAGTATCTCACCATACAGGATTGCAAGACTACGCAGGCGAGAGGGAAATTCCTAAAGAGCTTTTAGAATTTAAAAACTATACTGGTAAGCAAACTGAAAACAGATACTCGCACTGGATTTGGAGAAATTACGCTTCATGTTTTTGGGATGACATACGCATTAAAAGAGTTTTGCAGTATGAAGAATCAAAAGAGCCTGATGATGAAAAACATGTCCATCCATTGCAACTAGACGTGATAGAAAGATGCGTAGTTTTATATACAAATCCAGGCGAAACTGTTTTAACCCCATTCATGGGCGTTGGTTCAGAAGTTTACGGTTCATTAATCAATGGCCGTCGCGGGATAGGTATAGAGCTTAAAGAATCATACTTTAAACAAGCTGTAAAAAATATGAAGATAAAAGAAGTAAAAATAAACGAATTGAACTTGGGGGAATAAAATGAAATTTAATACATCAGAATTAACACTTGCACACACAAAAATCAAATCAGCGATTGACGGCAAATCTAAAAATGCACTGTTTAGAAATATCAGATTGATTGTTTCTAATGGATCATTCAGGATGATCGGGCAAAATTGGCTTTATCAAATTGAGTACACCGGCTCATATGATGGTGATGGTGATTTTGACGTTTGTGTATCATCGGATAAATTTGGCGTAATGCTTTTTGCTGGTAATGATTCAATCGATATCACTCACAAAGATAATTCAATCATTACAAAAAGTGGAAAGTCAAAGTTTAATTTTCCCACTATTCCAGGCGATGACTACCCGTTAATTGCTCAAAAAGATTGTGAATCAGTTGATATCAATCTTAAAGATATTATAGGACGCGTTCACACGTGCGCGAATCTTGCTGATATGCGAGGCTATATGCATGGCGTAAATATTAAATCGCAAGGCGGTAAAATATCAGCAGCTTGTACAGATAGTCACATTATAGCGGTCAATGTGCTTGATTGTGATGCACCAGATTTTGAAATCATTCTTCATTATGATGTTGCCAATATTTGCTCTCAATACGATACAAATAGCATCGCAATTTCAGGAAATTCTGCGAAGATAGAATTTAATGACGGGTCGACTATTATCACTAAATTGATCGATTCAAAGTATCCAGATTTTAAAAGGGCGATTGATTTCGATGCTGATAGAGCAATATCTTTCGATGCTGCTGTATTTAAAAAATCAATCGACATCGCGCAGAAGTTGGGACGGTATGTGCGAATAAAAAAAGACGATGAAGGCATGAAAATATCATCTGAAAATAATGAAATGCTTACTGAAATTGATGCTGCAGGCGATGGAATTAATATTGGATTTGATTGCGCGCTGCTTAAAAAAGCAATTGATCTTACATCAGGTAAAGACATGACGATAAGATACGATGAGTCATGCAACAAAAT